AGAAGAAATATTGCTAAATGGTGGCGACCCTAGCAAATTATTGTAAATAGTCCCTATATATTATATAATTAATTTATATTTACATAGGGGGTTATATTATGAAAGCCGGAACAGCATATTCTAAAAAGCAATACAAGACATATTCTAAACTATATTTAGTTGTGGGAATAATCTTTATGGTATTAGGTGCACTTTTCACTATAGCATTGCCGCCATTTGGTATAGTCATATTAATAATAGGGATACTAATGGTTGTAGCATCGAAGAACTTCAAAAAATCTTCAATCGAAGGTGGACACTCTAAAGAAATTGAGGATTTTATTTCAACCAGTGAAGTACCTGGATATATAAAATTCAATGATAATACGAAACAAGCTCTAATATCTCCAAAATTTAATCCTAGAATAGTTAATTATTCTGATATTTTAGATTTTGAGTTAATTGAGGATGGAGAAACCGTTGTTACTAAAGGCGGCTTAGGTAAGGCAGTAGTTGGTGGTGTACTATTTGGACGTGTAGGCGCTATTGTTGGAGGCACTACAAGTAAAAGAGAAAGTAAAACAAGTATAAGTGTATTAAAGATAAAAATTGCAGTAAGAGATATGAGTAATCCTAATTCATATATAGATTTAATAAAAACTTCTACTAAAACTGATTCGTTTATTTATAAAAGCTCTTATGAAGTTGCTCAAAAAATAATGTCTATGCTTCAAATAGTAACTTCTAAAACACAGGCCGTTGAATCAAGTAATTAAATAATTAGATTAAGCACTTACTTATGTAGGTGCTTTTGTTATGCCCAAAATCATAAATAGGGGGTGATAAAATGTCAGATGGGAAAATTATAATAGAAACACTTCTTGACCCACACGGCTTAGAAAACGGCTTAAAGAATATAGGTGGCTTAGCTAAAAGTAGTTTAAAACTATTTACTGGAGCAGTAGCAGCAGCTGGTGTTGCTGTAGCTGGGGTGACTAAATTAGCAATTGACCAATACGCTGAATACGAACAATTAGTCGGTGGAGTTGAAACTTTATTCAAAAATAGCAGTGATGAAGTAATGGGGTATGCAAATAATGCATATAAAACGGCTGGTATGTCTGCGAATGAGTATATGAGTACTATAACAGGGTTTTCAGCTTCACTTCTACAAGGACTTGGGGGAGATACTAAAAAGGCTGCTGAAATAGGAAATAAAGCCGTTACAGATATGTCAGATAATGCCAATAAAATGGGTACATCTATCGACAGGATACAGGATGCTTACCAGGGATTCGCAAAATCCAACTATACAATGTTAGATAACTTAAAACTAGGTAGACGTGCCATTGCCTAGTATAAACCTCGTGAAAACGGTGAAACTCTAAACAAGTAAGGTTGTAGACAATACCGTGGTAAGATTAAAATATTGCTTGATATTTCTAATTATGTGTGATAAAATAAAATTAACAAATACGTGGTTAGAGGTATAAAAAATGATATGGAAGAAAATAAAACGAAATGAAAATTATTCTATCAATGAATTAGGAGAAGTCAGAAATGACTTAACTGGTAAAATTAAAAAACCTACCATAAACAAAAGTAATGGATATCTATGCGTTGATTTATATATGAACAATAAAAGGACAAAAGAAAGTATCCATAGGCTAGTAGCAGAAGCTTTTATACCTAATCTTGAAAACAAACAAACAGTTGACCATAGAGACGGAGATAGAACTAATAATTCTATTCAAAATCTTAGATGGGCAACATATTCAGAAAACAATTCAAGGTTCAATGCAGTTGGAGTAAGAAGCCAAAAAGTAAAAGTAACTCACTACATTGAAAAAAGAAAAAAGCGTGGTGGTGGGCATGAAGAATGGCTGGGTATTGATAATGTAATGTTTTTTGATAGAATAAGTGATGTAGCTGAATATTTTAACTTAACTATTGGTAATATTTCTTTATTGCTAAAGGAAGGTAATATTGGCAGGAGAGGTAAAACAAGAGGCTACAAATTTGAATATTTAGATGGTAAGCGAGCAACATTTTAATAAACTGTAACGACTATCGAAACAGAGAAGAGAGCCTTTAGGGGTTCTTTTTTTAATGAAGTAGAGTACACTCAAACGAGTGGAAGCGCGAGGGAGTTTTAATAACTCAAGAGATAGTCTAATCTATATAGAAATATATAGCAGTTCATAAGAGAACGGGCAAGGAAGTAGTGAACCTTGTTGAATAAAATGTATGGCGGTACAAAAACAGAAATGGAAAGGCTTTTAGTTGATGCTGAAAAGTTGACTGGCATAAAATACGATATTAATAACTTCTCAGATGTAATTGAAGCTATCCACGCAATTCAAACTGAAATGGGTATTACCGGAACGACAGCTAAAGAGGCATCGGAAACTATTGAAGGTAGTTTGAACATGACTAAATCAGCGTGGACGAACTTGTTAACGGGTATGGCTGATGATAATGCCGATTTTGATGTGCTAGTTGATAATTTAGTTAAAAGTTTAGGATCTCTAGGTGAAAACTTATTGCCAAGGGTAAAAAAAGCAATAGAAGGAATTGGAGAATTAGTTAGAACATTACTACCTAAAATTTTGGATGAAATTCCAGAAATGATAGCATCTTTATTCCCAGAATCAATGCAAGAAAATGTGAGAAAAATATTTGAAGGTATAGCTGAAGCAATCAAAACTACCGCTGATGTGGCTATGCAATGGCTTCCTAAAATAACAGAAGGGTTTGCGTGGATACTAGATAATAGTAATCCTATAGCGACTGGAATCGTTGCAATAGGTACTGCGTTATTAGTTTTAAATGTAGCTAACATGGTAATGAAGTTAGTTAACGCATTTAAAGGAGTTAAAACCGCAACTGAAGCGTGGACAGTCGCACAAAGACTACTTAATATTGAAATGATGGCTAATCCTATAGTGTTAATCGTTGGGTTGATAGCTGGTTTAGTAGCCGGAATTATTTATTTGTGGAATACGAACGAAGATTTCAGAAATGCAGTTATTGCTATATGGGATGGTATAAAACAATTCTTTATAGACACGTGGAACGCTATAGTTGGGTTCTTTACTGAAACCATACCAGCATGGATAGAGAGCATGAAACAATGGTTTAGTGACTTGGGTGCATGGTTTGGTGAATTATGGCAAGGAATAAAACAATGGTTTATTGATGGATGGAATAGTATTGCAACATTCTTTACTGAAACCATTCCCGCATGGTGGGAGAGCATAAAGCAGATGTTCGTTAATGGCTGGAACGCAGTAGTTGCTTTCTTTACCGAAACAATCCCGGCATGGATAGAAAGTATGTTTAATTGGTTTATGGAACTTCCGGATAAAATCGCTTATGCTATGGGGTTTGTACTACAAATGATAATCAATTGGGGCGTAGATACGTGGAACTACCTAACGACTAATATTCCTATATGGATAGATTCTGTAGTTACATGGTTTTCTGAGCTACCAGGCAGAATATGGGATTGGCTATCGAATGTTATCTCAAAAATAGTTGATTGGGGTACGCAAACTTACTGGAAGATGGTTGAATATATCTCTAATGCGGTTAATGCCGTTATAGATTGGTTCTCACAGTTACCTGGTCGTATCTGGGAATGGCTTTCTAACGCAGTTTCAAAGGCGGTACAATGGGGACAAGAAACATATTGGAAGATGGTAGAAGCGGTAGCCAATGCAGTAAATGCAGTAATAGAGTGGTTTGCCAAATTGCCGGGGAAAATATGGGAATGGTTAGTTAATACCGTTAATAAGGTTATAGATTGGGGTGCTAATCTTGCCAAATCAGGTGCCGAAGCCGGCGGGAAGCTGGTTACAGGTATAATTGATGTTGTTAAAGACTTGCCTTCTAAATTCATGGACATAGGTGTAAATATTGTAAAAGGTATATGGGAAGGGATTAAGTCTGTTGGATCCTGGTTAAATGAAAAGGTTAGCGGATTCTTTTCTAATATGCTACAAGGTGCAAAAGATGCCAATGAAATAAAATCACCTTCAAGATTGTATCGTGACGAAGTGGGTAAGTACATTGCCCAAGGAGTTGCGGTTGGATTCGACGATGAAGCGGACAATGTGCAACGAACTATGGAAGAAGATTTCGAGAGAATGGCTGGTAAAATGCAAATGGCTGTAGATTACAATATGGCAAGTACTACAGCTGGAATAGTGGCTAGGAATAATAGTTATGGGACAGAAACAAGAATTACTACAGAAGATATACCAGAGGGTAGCACATTTGTAGTTCCAATTTATATGGATAGTGAGAAAATATCTGAATACACATATAAGAAAACTGATGGTAAGTTTGCATTAGCTGGAAAGCGGGTGAGATAGTGCTTATAAATTCTATTAATATAAATAACTTCAAAGGAAAGTTAATGGAAAGAAATATCAAAAGTGCTGAATTTGAAATTAAAAATGAATGGTTAATAAATTCTCTTAACCCTCTTATACAAGATAAATTTGATTATAAATATAAAACATTAAACATGAAAATAGATTTATTATGTGATGATGGAAATGAACTTGAAATAATGAAAAGTAATATCATAAAACAGTTAGCTATATCTACAATAAAATTTGATGATATAGATTACTATTACAGAGGGTTTACAGTTGGTGAACCAAGTTTTCAATACATTATGAAAGGTAATGAGATTCTTGAAGTAACTATGCTGGTTATTGCAGAAAAATCACAACTAACCGAATCCATGAATCGAATCACCACCAAAACAATAAATATACCAGGTAATACGGAAACACCAGCTATAGTAGAAATAACACCTTCTGTAACCATAGCAGATATAGTTTTAACTGGATTAAGCGATGAACCTATGACTATTAGAATCTTAACAGGTGGTAAAAAAGTAATCATAGATGGAGAAGAAGGAATTATAACTGTAGATGGAGCTAATAAATTTAATGACACTGATATGTGGGAATTTCCAAGGCTTAAACCAGGAGCCAATACAATAATAGTTAGTAGAAACAATGTAGATATAAATATTAAGTGTAAACCTCGTTTTTTATAAGAAAGGATGATATAAATGGAAGAAAACAAAGTAATTGACGTAGAGCCTATAGAAGAATCAAAACCAACCCTTGATACAGGTAATTACATTATAGAAGTAATCAGTGACGGAAATATAATTAAGAAACTAGCAGCTACCAATAGTGCAATTAATATAACTAAACTTGCAGATGGGGGTCTAACCATAGACTTGAAATAGAGAGGAGGTTAGGCTATGTTACATCTATATGACTTAAATAAAGTTAAGATAAAAGGATTAAATTTATTTAAAGATTATTGTATAGAAAGTGTTCTCGCTACTGGAGATAAGACACTTTCTTTTTCATATCCTTCTAAATCGGCAGATGAAATTAAAGAGGAATGCTATATAAGAACTAAGAAGGATGAATTTGTAGTAAAGGAAGTATCAAGTAATGGAGAATGGAAATCTATAAAAGCAACTCTTAATGTAGAAGACTTAGAGGGTCATCCATTTGAACATTTTGATACTACAGAGAAAACTATAGAGCAGTGTCTTAATCTTGCTTTAGCTGGAACTGATTGGACTATAGGTACTTGTAATGTTACTAAAAGAAGAACTATAAGAAAAACTAATTGTAGTAGTTGGGATATCATTCAACAGGCAAAAAAAACTTATCTTGTAGAAATAGAATTTGACACTATAAACAAGAAAATTAATATAGCAGAAAAGCTTGGAAATGATAAGGGAGTCTACTTTATGGATTCTCTTAATCTTAAGAACTTAGATATTCAGTCTAACTCTTATGATTTCTATACTAGGATTATTGCCATAGGTAAAGACGACCTTAAGGTCACAGTAGAAAATTTCCAGTATTCTAAAAAGAAGAAAACTCTTCTATGGAAAGATGAAAGATATACAGACTTAGCCAGTCTTACAGAAGATGCAAATAAAAAGCTAGAAGAGATATCTAAGCCTTATCGAAGTTATGGGGCAGATATTATAGACCTTTCTAATACATCTAATAAGTACAGTATTTTAAGCTATGGATTAGGAGATACAATAACATTAATATCTAAAGATAAAGGCATTAAGGAAAAACAAAGGATAGTTAAAATAGTAGAATATCCTAATGAACCTTATAAAAATACTTGTGAAATAGCTAACTCTATACTATCTTTTGCAGATGTACAGAAGGAATATAACGATACTACAGAAACAGTTAATAATATTACTGAGGATAATGGAACTATATCTGAGGGAGCAATAAAAGTAGCAGTAAAAAATCTTACAGTAGATAAATTAGATGTAGGTTCTCTTAACGCAGTTGAAATTAGAGTTGGAGACCTTGAAGCTACAAGTGCTACAATAACACAACTTAAAGCAGTTAATGCGGATATAACTAACTTGAATGCTGTTAAGGCTAATGTAGGAGACCTAACTGCTAGTGTGGGAAGGATAGGTATATTAGAAAGTAGCGTAGGGGACATAAAAACCCTTGTAAATGGGAATCTTACTTCTAATAATATACAATCTCTAATGCTTACATCCGATAAGGTCACAGTGGCCAATGGATTTATAAAGAACGCCATGATTGAGAATTTAGATGTTAGTAAAATTAAGGCTGGAGATATATCTACTAATAAATTTAAAATAAAATCTGATAATGGTGGAATTGAAATAGTAGGTGCTACCCAACAATTTAAAGATAAAAATAATAAAATTAGAATTCAAATGGGTCAAGATACCCAGGGCAATTTTAACTTTATTTTGCGTGGTGAAGATGGTACAACTACACTTATTGACCACAATGGGATTAAAGAAAAAGCTATTGCAAATGACCTTATAAAAAGTAATATGATATCTGAAAATGCAGTAGGTGGTAAGCAAGTAGATTACAATAGTTTTACCAAAGAGTTTAATGCAGATACTAATACCAATACTTTGAAGTCTTCTAAAGTGCTATTGGATACCACAGGACAAACCTTAGAAGTTAGTTTTAATAGTCTTAAGAGTAATGTAGATAATATTGAGATTGGTGGAAGAAACTTATTAAGAGATACAGCAAAGCTAAAAGGTAGTACAGCAAGCTATGTATTCTGTAACTGGGTTTTTGATGACCCACAGTTTTTACGAGGACGAGAAATAACTATCTCTATTGATATTGATGCCTTGAATATCTCAAAAAGCGAACAAGATAGATTGGGTTGTGAATTCTCTATTATGTATACTGATGGTACTTATCAATATCTAGGTGTTTGGCACAAAGTGTCTCAGGGAGCGACTTTTAAGGGTAGAAAAAGTTATACTTATAAAATTAATGATAAACCTATATCTAAAGTTAATCAATTGGGTCTATTTTCATGTTTATGTAATGGAGATAGAAGAATTGTAGAATTTCCAAAAGTAGAATTAGGCAACAAAGCTACAGACTGGACACCAGCTGTAGAAGATGTAGAACAAAAGATAGAAACCAATACTACTGCCCTAAATATTCAGCAAGGCAAAATTGATACTCTTATCTCGAACACTACAATAGTTAAAGATGGCAAGACAATACAACTAAAAGATTCTTATAACTCTACTGTAGCTACAGTGAATTCTATTAATAGCACAATAGGTAAACATACAAGTACAATAGATGCCTTGACGGGGCAAATAACTGGAGTAGAAACAAAGACTAATGAAATTAAAAGAGATTTAGATGGAACTAAAACAAGTGTATCTAATGCAACAACTACTGCTAATAGCGCATTATCTAAAGCTACAGAAGCAAAGCAAACTGCAGATGGATTTTTGCAAAAGGTATCTAATATAGAAACTAATTACGCAACCACTTCGGCTATGAATTCTGCTATAAGTCAAAGCACTAATAGTATAAAAAGTGAGGTCAGTAACTCATTTGTTAGCAAAGCAGATGCTACTAAGACTTATGCTACGAAATCCAGTATGACACTAACAGAAAATAAATTAAGGTTAGATTTTAGTAGTAGTGGTGGATATAACATATTTAAAAATTCAAAGGGTAAAAATGGTGCTTTAGGCTGGAGTAGCAATGGTGGTGGTATAGCGATAGAAAATGATATTGATTTCGGTACTTGTTTCAAAACAGTTATGCCTAACGGAGTATCTGGGGAGTGGTATAGACTAAAAAATGACACAAACTATGTGTATGAGGGATATATATATTCAAGGGGAGTTATAAGTGGTTCTTCTGTAACACCACTACATTTTTGGTGTAATTCAGCTTATTCTGGAGGTCAAAATCAATGCACTATTATTGATTATAGGCAATCTGTAACAACAATAAATAAATGGACTAAATGTTATGTGCATTTTAAAACTGCATCAACAGGTGATGTTCTTTTTAGACCTTTTATTTATACGGGTGGAAGCTCATTTGAACTTTGGTTTACGGAGCTATCTTTAGCTGAATCTGCAGTAGAAAATAGATGGACACCACACCCAGATGAGCTTTATAGTGGAAATACTACTATTGATGGCAACGGGGTAGAAATTACCAATGGAGCTTTAAAGGTTACGAATGCTAATAGTCAAGTTGTTATAGATGGTAAATACAATGTGCATAAGATTATGACCACAGGTATAATAACAATTGAAATGCCTGTAGGAGTGACAGAAAGAACGTATTATGTTGAACATAATTTAGGTTTTATGCCGGCTCACACTTGCTATGAGATGTTAGATGCAACAAGATGCATAGCATTGCCATCAATGTCACTGGCGAATGTTGTTGGCTTATCTGGAGATGTGTTAGGCTTTTCTAATATACTAAGATCTCGTGCAGATACAAATAAATTGCTCTTTGACTTTATAAGGTGTGAGAGTGAAAAAAATAAATATGTAAGTGTAAAAGTAAGATACTTTATTTATAAAGAAGTAGCATTTTAAAAAATAATGGAGGCGTTTAAATGGTTATTTATTATGATTTAGATAGTAAGGAAATAAAAAGAACAGAGGATAATGCAATTGAGCCAGTGCTGCCATATAATATGAGTTTGGAAGATAAATTTGCATATTATAAAAATGAGGGAGAAGGTGTTATATGCCTCCCCTATGAGATGGGAGTACATTTATTTGACTATAAACTTTGTTTTGATGTACAAGGAATTTTTGTAGGCTTACAACCTAAATAATTTTAAAAATAAGGAAGGTGTAATATGAGTGAAAGTGATGCAATACAAGAAGTTAGAGAAAGCTTGATTGAGATAAAAGGGTTACTTAAAAATATGAATGATACTAACGAACTTAAACTGAAAAATTTTGATGAAAAAATCAAGGTAGCTAATAATAGGATATCTGATTTGGAAGACGCAAATAAATGGTTATGGAGAGCAGTTGCTGGAACTTTAATAAGTGCAGTAATTGCTTTTTTGATTAATTTTAAATAAGAAGGAGAGATGAATAATGGATTTTATTAACTACATTACAGAGAATGCTTTAATTTTAGTGCCAGTATTACTAATAATAGGTGCAATACTTAAGAATACAGAAAGGATAAAGGATAAGTACATTCCAATAATTTTATTGCCTATAGGTGTCATATTAAGTGTTTGGGTAATGGGTGGCTTTAGTGCAGATAGTGTTATACAGGGTATCTTAGTGACCGGAGCAGCAGTATATGGAAATCAATTAGTTAAGCAAATATCTAAAGAGTAGTTAATTCTACTCTTTTATTTTTAAAATTTAAGGAGGAATAGTAATGTCAAATTATATTGTATGTTTAGACCCTGGTCATGGTGGAAGTGATCCTGGAGCATGTTATGGAAATCTTATAGAAAAGGATATAGTTTTAGTAGCAGCTTTAACTTGTAGGAATGTACTTACAGAACATGGTGTACGTGTTATAATGACTAGAACTACAGATGTGTATGTAGGTTTATCTCAAAGAGCCGTTATAGCCAATAATGCAAAGGCTAATTACTTTGTATCTATACATTGTAATGCAGGTGGAGGAGATAGAGGAGAAGTAATTAACTCTATCTATAGAGGAAATGGCTTGGAGCTATCCAATAAAATAGCTGCAGAAATGAAAGCGATAGGACAAGATACAGTTAAGCAGTATGACAAGAAAGGCGATGGTGGAACTGATTACTATGCAGTAATTAGAGAAACTAATATGGACGCAGTAATTGTGGAATGTGCTTTTCTAGATAATGAAATAGATAATAAAATAATAGATACAATTGAAGAACAGAAGTTATTCGGAATAGCTATAGCTAAAGGAATACTTGCACAGTTAGGAATATCTTATAATGGAGAATCTACTAAAAGTGAGCCTGTAGTACCTCCATCCAAAACAGAAGTAGCTATAGAAAACATAGATGTTACTTATCAAGTGTACACCGGTGGTAGATGGTTACCTAATGTAACGAATCTACAGGACTATGCTGGGATATGGAATCAACCAATTCAGGCAGTATATGCAAGTGTTAGCAGAGGAAATATAAAATATAGAGTCCATACTAAATGGGGAAGTTGGTTACCTTGGGTAGTAGGCAGAAGTGACTACGCTGGTATATATGGAACTGATATAGATGGTTTACAAATGCAATTAATAGACTTACAAGGATATAGTGTTAGATATAGAGTTTACGTAGGTGGTAGATGGTTGCCTTGGGTTGCGGATTTAACCGATTATGCCGGACTATACGGACAATCAATAGAAGAAATACAAGTAGAGATTACTAAAAGATAATATTTAAGGGTAGTGAGGTAAAACTTGCTACCCTCTTTTTTTATGCTATAATTTACATAAATAGGTTTTGGAGGGATAGCTATGCAAATATTAGAAGTTGGAAAACTATTTAAGGATGGTATAACAAAGTATCAAGAGGGATGCAAATTTGATATGACTGATAGCGGAGGTAATCTTATTATATTCTTTAATTCACCTACAGAGGAGGAAATTATAGATATTAGATTAGGAAAGGTTCAATATGGATATTATAGGGAATATAATGTAATATTTATGTTATTTAAATTTGGGAATCTGGAATGGATGGACTGTCCTTATAGTGTGCACTTATCTAAAGACCTTACAAATATGCAGGAACCAAATGAAGGACTTGGATATGCAGTTAATATATATCTAGTAGATGCAACAACAGGAATATTGAAAGTAGCAAGATTGATAGGAATGAACACAAGAGTATCTACAATGCTGAAAAAAGATTTAATAAAACAAAAAATATTAAGTTTTGAAAATTATCAAGAAAATTTAGTTGCAATATATAATAAATTAAGCACTAAAGAAATGGTTAAGAGAGCTGATTGTATAGGAAAAGTTGAGTAGGGAAACCTACTCTTTTTTTATTGAAATATTTTTATTAAAACATATTGACGACACTATAACGACACGTTATAATAAGAGTATAAGATATTTGAAAGGGGATATAACAATGAGTTGGTATTATGGAACATACAGTTGTGAACACGAAGGTAGAGTTAATATAGTTGGACCTGAAAAAAATAGACAATGGATAGCAGATAGAAAATTTGAGGGATTATGTCCAGAGTGCTATAAAAAACATTTAGAAGAAAAAAGAATAAAGGACAATGAAATTTCAGCTAAAAAAGCTGAAGAAATGGAATTACCAGAGTTGCAAGGAAGTGAAAAACAAGTTGCTTGGGCAAATACATTAAGACAAAAGTTTATAGATAAGTTTGATATAATGGATGAAATGGATAAAAAAGCAATGAGTAGATTAGTTAAAAATTATAATGAAGTATTCAATTTCATGATAACTAATAAAACATTAGCAAAATATTGGATAGATAACAGAGATACATCATGTAGAAATTTAATATATGAGGAAAGAGATAACATAAAAGCTGAGAAAGAGATAATTGAGGAAATAACAGAAATTGAAGTTAAAGCAGAAAATACAGTTAAGCCAGAAAATGCAAAAACTGATATTGCGGCGGAGATAATAGTAAAAAATGATAAAATATCTGTTAAATTTGATAAGAATGAGGAGTTTAGAACTATTGTTAAATCTTTAGGTTATAAATGGGATGGAATTTGGTGCAAGAAAATAAATGAGTTAACCGGAAGTGCAGAAGATAGAGCTGCAGAATTAGGAAATAAACTTCTCAATGCCGGATTCCCAATCTGTATAATGGATGAAACAATAAGAAATAATGCTATAAACGGACTATATGAAGCTGAATGTAATAGGTGGATAATGACAAGATGTAAGGGCAAATATGAAGGAATGCTTGTCATTAAATGGTGGGAAAAAAATGATAATCTATATCATACCTCTCGTAAGTTAACAGGAAGCAAATGGGATGGCGAAACAATAGTAAGAATAGAGCATTACAAAGAGGTTGTAGAATTTGCAGAGTTATATGGATTTAAATTCACAAAAGCTACACTAAAAGCAATTGAAGAATATGAAGTTGCAAAAGAAAAGATTGAAGTTGTAGCACCAGCTAAAGTACAAAAAGAAGAACCAAAAGATGGACTTAAAGAGATATTAAATTCTAGTACAGATATTTTAGATGATTTAAAGGAGGAAGATTAAATGGGTGTGATTAAATGCAGTTTTTAACTAATTTATTTGATCACCAAAAGAAAGCAGTTGAAAAGTTAAGCAAAATTAAAGTTGGCGCAGCTTATATGGAGATGGGCACAGGAAAAACGAGAACCACCTTAGAATTGATAAAAATAAGACTAGACAAGGATAAGGTCGACCATATATTATGGCTTTGTCCTTGCTCTGTTAAAGAGAATTTAAAGAGAGATGTTATAAAGCATATAGGAGAATTTGACTCTGATTTAATCACAATATGTGGTATAGAAACTCTATCCAGTAGTATAAAAACAAATTTTGAATTATTAGATCTAGTACAAAAGAAAAGATGTTATCTAATTGTAGACGAAAGTAACTTGGTTAAAAATCCCAAAGCTAAAAGAACAGAAAACATTACTAGACTGGCAGATCATTGTAAGTATAAGTTAATCCTTAATGGAACACCTATAAGTAGGAATGAAGCAGATTTATATTCTCAATGGTATCTATTAGATTGGAGGATACTCGGTTATAAGAGCTATTGGAGTTTTGCAGCCAATCACTTGGAGTATGATGAAAGAGTACCAGGGAAGATAAGAAGAACTTTGAACACAGACTACCTAGTCAAGAAAATAGCGCCTTACACATACCAGGTTAAAAAGGAAGAATGTCTAGATTTACCTCTGAAGACTTATAAAAAAGTGTATTATGAATTAACCAATGAACAGGATGAACACTACCAGCATATAGCTGATGAATTAATGTTTGATGTGGATGAATTTAAGCCAGAAACAGTATATAGGCTATTTACGGGCTTACAGAATGTAATTAGTGGTTTTAAGGTTACTACTGGAAAGCATCTTGAAAAGAAACCATTCTTCAAAAATCCACTAGATAATCCTAGAATACAAACATTACTGGATATTGTGGATAGGTTAGAAGAAAAGGCTATTATATTTTGTAAGTATACCTATGAAATTGAAACTATAACAGAGTTGCTTAATCAAAAATATGGAGAAGGTTCAGCAGTACCTTTTTATGGGGAGTTGAACCAAAAGAATAGACAGAAAAACTTAGATTTATTCTCAAAAGACACTCAATTCCTAGTCGCAAATAAAGTATGTGCTGGATATGGTTTAAACCTTCAATTTTGCTCTTATGTAATCTACTATAGTAATGATTGGGATTATGCCACAAGGTCACAAAGTGAGGATAGGGTACATCGTATAGGTCAAAGTAACAATGTACATTATGTTGATATATGTGCAGCTTATACACTAGATGAAAGGATATTGAAATGTTTAGAAAGAAAAGAAAATTTAGTGGATAGCTTTAAGGAAGAGATAGAAGAGCAGAAAGATAATAAAGAGCTGTTTGCAGAGAGATTTATATATTATAAAGATTATAAAGGCAGAACTAGAAAAAGAGGTTCTGAAAGTATACAAGTAAAAATGTATGAAGAGCTTAAGGAGGTATAGCGGTGTCTAAAATATATACCAATAAAGATGTATATACTGCTACTTTGGAGCGGTTTGAATTTGTGTTTAAGGAATTCGATAATGTGTTAGTAGCATTTTCGGGTGGAAAAGATAGTGGAGTATTGCTTAATATGGCATATGATTATGCTAAAGAAAACAACCTATTAAGTAAATTAGCTATGTATCATTTGGATTATGAAGCTCAATACACAATGACAACAGAGTATGTTACGGAGTGTTTTAGCAACTATCCAGAGATTAAAAAGTATTGGCTATGTTTACCTATAGCAGCACAATGTGCAGTAAATATGGAGGATAGTTGCTGGGTTCCATGGGATAAAACAAAAATGGATATTTGGGCAAGAGAAATGCCTAAAAATAATTATGTTATAAATGAAGAAAATGTGCCATTTAAATTTAGTATAGGTGAACAGGACTATCAAGTTCAAACGAATTTTTGTTCATGGTATGAAAGAGAGAATGGGAATACCTCAGTAATGGTTGGAATAAGGTCAGATGAATCACTTAACAGATTTAGGGCCATAGTGAGTGATAAAAAAGTAAATACCTATAAGGATAAAAACTATATAACAGGTAGCAATGGGGTTTATAACACTTATCCGATTTATGATTGGACTGTAGAAGATATTTGGATTGCAAATGCTAAATTCGGATATTCATACAATAAGCTATATGATTTATATTATCAAGCTGGATTATCCTTGCACGAAATGAGAGTAGCTAGTCCTTTTAATGACTGCGCAATAAATACTCTTAAGATTTATAAAGTAATTGAACCTAATATGTGGGCAAAATTAGTTGGGAGAGTAAATGGGGTTAATTTTGCTGGAATATATGGTGGCACAACTGCTATGGGATGGAAATCTATAAAATTACCTAAAGGACATACTTGGAAAAGCTATTTAAACTTCTTACTTTCAACACTTACAGAAGAAACAAGGAATAGTTATGTAGAAAAGTTTAATACTAGCATTGATTTTTGGAAGAAAAAAGGTGGGGTATTAGATAGCAAAACTATAGAAGAAATAAAAGCGCAAGGAATTAAATGTGAAGTAAAAGAAGAAACAAATTATAAAACACCTAAAAACCCAGTTACATTTGAAGAATATCCTGATGAATTACTAGTAGCTGATTTTAAGTCAGTACCTAGTTATAAACGCATGTGTGTATGCATAATGAAGAATGACCATCTATGCAAGTATATGGGTTTTGCTCCAACTAAGCGTGAAGCTGAGAAAAGAAAAAGAACCATGGAAAAATATAAAAATATAATAAGAGGGAGAGATTAATATGTTTAAAAGTCCAGTTTATAATATAATACCAGTACCAATAGAAAAGATACAAGCTAATACTTATAATCCTAATAGTGTAGCACCTCCGGAGATGAATTTATTATATCAATCTATTAAAGAAGATGGCTATACAATGCCAATAGTATGCTATTACTTAGCAAATGTTGACAAGTATGAGATAGTTGATGGGTTTCATAGATATACAACAATGCTTAAACATAAAGATATATATGAACGTGAAAATGGTTGTTTACCAGTATCGGTAATAGACAAGCCTATTGAAGATAGAATGGCATCTACAATTAGGCACAATAGGGCAAGAGGTAGTCACGATATTGAATTGATGTCAAATATAGTTGCTGAATTAGTTGATAGTGGAATGAGTGATACGTGGATAGCTAAGAATATCGGAATGGATCTAGATGAAATATTAAGATTAAAACAAATAACAGGTATAGCTGCACTATTTAAAGATAAAGAATTTAGCAACTCTTGGGAGTAAGGAGAAAATATATGAGGAATAATAAAAATATATCGTTTGAGCCTAGAATATTGAATATTTCATATGCTAAATCAAAGTCAGGAAGCATAACATCTAGGTTATCTGTCCCTATAACATGGTTAAGAGAAATGGGAATTACGGAAGATGATAGGGAAGTTAAAGTATCATTAAAAGATGGTAAAATAGTTATAGAGAAATTAATTTAAGCATGTGCAAAGGCTAGTAGGGAAAATCCTTACTAGTCTTTTCTGTTTAATTTGTCGAAAACTTTATAAAATAAACTTATAAAATACTATTGAATACGTATTATACGTGTGATATAATATAAATATAGGGAGGGGGGAAAGATATTGAATGCTAAACAATTATTAAAAATGGCTAAAGAAAAAGGTTGGGAGGAAAAAAGCCAAAGAGGTTCACATGTAAAATTAATACATAAGGAATTAAATAAAACAGAAATAATTCCTTATCATGGAGCAAAAGATATACCTACAGGAACATTAAATCAAATACTCAAGAAGTTAGGGCTTAAATAGCCCTAACTAATGAGATTAATATATAGATAAAAAATGAAAACATTAAATAGGAGGATATATATATGTATAAAGAGAATTTTATATTCCCAGCTATAATTAAAAAATTAGGTGAGAAAGATTATAATATAAGATTTAAGGATTTTGAAAATATAACAACTTATGGGGAAAATCTGGACGATGCCTACAATATGGCTGAAGATGCCTTAAAACTAGAAATCTTTGATTTATATAGTGATAAGTTAGAAATTCCAGACCCTACAGATATAACAGATATTAAAATAGAAAGTGATGAAACTTTAATATTAGTTAAGGTAAATTTGAAAAGTATATTAAAAGAATATGACAATAAATCAGTAAAGAAAACTTTAACTATACCATCATGGCTTAATAAATTAGGAGAAGAAAAAAAATTAAACTTCTCACAAGTGCTACAAGATGCTTTAAAGGAGATAGTAGATATTTAAAGGTAAAATTAAATAAAACCAAAGGCTAGTAAGGAGCATTTAAAATCCTTACTAGCCTTTTTTCTTTTGTATGGAAAGGTGTAGTTTTATAGACTGGATAATATATATTAAATTAGTATATAAATTTTATCTATAAACCTATGAAAAATATTCCGAATATATTCATAAAATTTAATGTACTTTTACGAATAGAAATGATATAATGAAATTAGAAAAGAGGTGATATAATTTTGAAAAAAATTTATGGTTATGCTAGGGTAAGTACAAAAGAGCAAAATTTAGATAGACAGATAGAAGCGTTAAAAGAATATGGAGTAAATGAAAGAGATATTATAAAAGACAAGCAAAGTGGGAAAGATTTTAAACGAGAAGGTTATATGACTTTAAAAGAGCAATTATTACGACCAGGTGATACACTTGTTATAAAAGAACTGGACCGTTTAGGAAGAAATATGGACATGATTAAAGAGGAATGGAACTCTTTAATCAATAATGGAATAGATATTGTAGTTTTAGATACTCCGATATTAAATACTACCAACAAAGGCGATTTAGAAAAAACATTAATAAGCAACGTAGTATTCGAGCTATTAAGTTATATGGCTGAAAAACAAAGAATTGAAATTAAGAAACGACAAGCGGAGGGTATTAAGGCAGCACAGGCTAAAGGAAAACATCTAGGTAGACCTAAAATGGAATATCCAGCACTATGGGAAATGTATTATGTACAGTGGAAAAGTGGTAGTATAACCGCTAAAGAATGTATGGAGCAATTAGAATTGAAAAGAACTACTTTTTATAAATTAGCTAAAGAATATGAGAAAGAGATTAAATTGTAAGTGAGGGTAAACAATGAAGTTAGGTATGAGAAAACCAAGCATTAAGAAATCTATTAAAGCGAGGACAACTGGAAAGGCTAAGAGAGCCGCTAAAAGTGCAGTTAATCCACTTTACGGTAAAAATGGCATGGGATGGGTAAACCCTAAAAAAGCGGCTTATAACAAAGTATATAATAAGACTAGCTTTAGTATAGTTGACTTGATAAAGAAATTATTTAAGTAGTTTGTAGATAATGTGACCCAAATTTAAGGAGGGAAATGTATGGAAAAGTTATTATCTTGCCCTATATGTGGAAATCAACCCAAACTAAGTTCATTGGTTCCTGAACATCAATGTATGAAGTATTTCTGTGGTGTTCATGTTGGTTGTGGTGATTGGAAAGAAACTGAGGAATTGGCGGCAGCCGATTGGAATAATCGTGTACAAGAGTACAAAGATGCTATTGAACAGTTAAATACTCCTGGCACACCAGAGTGGCTAGAAGAACAAGGAAAAGCAAAGGCATATGCCTATTGTGAGGATTGTGATTATGAAACAGACTGTATGCTTATGAAAGATTTAATATTTAAACTCAGCATGGAGGGCGGTTATATTATAAGTGACAAGAGTTGTGGATATAGTAGTCAATGTCCTAAATGTGAAAGTAAAAACTTAACATTGGGAAGCGATTAGTTCGCCATTCAAGGAATTAAGGAATAAACCAATTAAAATATGAAAGGAGGGTTTAGAATGACCAGAGAAGATTTATTAAATGATATTTTAAAAGGCTTAGATAATTTGTTACCCAAGGATAATATAAAAGATATAATATGTTAATTTATAGGAGGTTTTTTAATGATTAAAACTTGTCATAAATGTGGTGTAGAAGTCCCTCGTGACATTGAAAAACACTTCACTGCTGAAGATGGTAGAATACTGTGTGATAAGTGCAGTATAGGCGAAGAGCCATGTAGCGAGAGAACTAAAAAGATATTAATTGAATATGAAGAGGAAAATGAATAGCTATAGCAAGAGCAGTTTATCTGCTCTTTTTTATTTACTTAATATAGAGGGTTTTAATACTTTAAAGAGAATTAAATAAACTTAGGAATAAGTTTAAAGTGAGGTGTATAAGATGTTTACAGTAGAAGAGGTATCTGAAAATTTAGGAGTTAGTAAAGTAACTATTTATGCTAAGTTAAAAAAGTTTAATGATAGAGTGGTGACAAAGCAAGGTAAAAAGTATATTACAGATGATTTATTAACCTTAATTAAGCAAGATCTAAAGGCTAAAGATATCGAAACTGATAACTTGAATTTCAATAATGGTAAAAATGGTGCAAATGAAGAAATTACAATGGATAATGTGGATTTAAATAACTTAAATAAGGACTTAATTAATTCTTTATTAGAACAACTAAAACAAAAAGATAAACAGATAGATGAACTACATAAACTTCTTGAAAATAGTCAGGTGCTTTTAAGAGATAGAGAGGAAAGGGATCCATTACTTTTAGAGTCCCATTTTGAAGAATTAAATGAGAAGATTGAAAATATAAAAGAAAACATGAATAAAAGAACAAAAGCAAGTTCTTTCTGGGATAAGTTTAAAAGTAAACGAGATTAAATAGGGCGGATAAACTAACCTTTTAATACAACTAAACTTAACTAAATTTGCTCCCTAAATATGCAATTATCTAGGGAGCATCTATCAATTCTTATTTCATTTTTAATGATTATTAAAATCCATTCATCCCAGTTGTATCTAATTCATCTTTATATAATGCTAATTCAGAATTTTCATTAGACTCTTCTATCTTTGGAGCTTTCTCAATTATTTCATAATTCATCTTTGGTAATTCTACTCCGTTAATTTTATCCTCGAGTAAATTTTTAATCGTGTTTGATTTACTTCTACCACTCTCAAGATATTCCCACATTTTCTTTTCAATGGGATTATCTATATTAAAATATAAACTTACTCGTTTTATATTTTTTTCAGACATTATACTAGTCCCTCCATTGCGCAAGTGCTATTTTTTTATTGCCAGTCACATTAGTAAAAATCGGATTATCTAAAAGAGTACTATTAGGCATATATTCTTTAAGCTCTTCATGTACTACAAGACTGCCACCGCCAGTCAAGAAGATATCGAATGTATCTCTATTCAAATTCAGCTTTATAGCGTTTAATATTGCTTCCACGAATAATTGCTTATCTGCTTTAGTATCTTCAATTAACCCCTTTTTCATCAATCTTTCAATTTCTTCAGTATTATAATTCTCGCCTGTACTATTCTCTTTAGTCTTTATGCTATCATATAGGTTAATAACTCCTTTGTTAACTGTAAACTTCTTATCTAGCTTTTTATTTATAAAAGTACAAACATTTACTGTCCTTCCCCCAATATCTATAATCAAACAGTCTTTAGCTCTATCTGCATCGTTTAGTGCGTAATAACTGCTAATGCCTTCCCCTACAGTTGCAATTTTATTTATCTTTATTTTTCTTTCAGTTCCATTTACAACGTACTCAAATTCTTTGTTTTCTAGATCTTCTTTGAAGTTATTAGTTATATTTAAATTATCTAATGGCACTCCTAGAACTATATTAAATTCTTTATCTCCCTTACTTGAGCTTTTAGCTATTGCATATAATAAGTTAGGAATATAATTCTTTTTACTCTTATTAAATGTATTATCATATTCACCTTTGCCCATTATAAAGGTTTCTCCATTATACTCCAATATTTCCTCTCCCAATGGATTGGCAGATACATCTTTTGTAAATGTAGACGGAAAGCATATCCCCTCGCTTGTCTTAATATTGTAATTTCCTAAATCGATTGCTAATATCACTTTGATACTCCCCCTTAAATTAATGTTATTTTTATTACTTTTCAATCTTTTTAACGTTATATTCACATTATAACATTAACTTAGGATAAGTCAATACATATTTTTAACGTTATTTCAATGTTAAATAGTTGTTTTTTAACGTTATATGTAATATAATCTATAATATATTAATCTATTAATACTCTTTGTTTTTAATGTTGTATTATGGAATTATATAGAATATAATAAAAATAAAAATGAATAGCAAAATCCCCTAGATTGTTAAGGTCGGCAAACTGAGACAATCTAGGGGAACATAAAATATCTAAAGGATATTTATTTAACTATATGCTTTTTATAGATTAATTATACTATATTTAAGTACATAGTCAATAGTAAACAATCCTTCTTAGATATTATCGTGTGCTGTTAAATCTAAGGGGGATCTAATTATGCCAAAAATTATAACTGTTGAAGACTTAAACAAAACTAAATTTTACCAATTGCCTAAAGCTTTTTTCCATAATCCTAAATATATGAAAATGAAAAATGAAACTAAAATAGCATATACTTTATTGAGAGATCTACTTGACCTCTCTATAAAAAATAATTGGATTAATGACAATGATGAGATCTATGTAAAATTATCTAGAAAAAAGTTAATGGAAAGATTAAATATAAAAGGTTCTGCCAAAATGACAGAAATAATTAAAGAGTTAAAAGACCACGAATTAATAGTTGAAAATAGACTTGGACTCAAACAAGTAAACGAAATTTATATTTGCACTCCAGATGAATTATCAAAAACATATTCAGATAAAGAGCTCTTAGCCCTTGAAAATACATTGACCTTCGAAAATCAAAACTCAAAACCTTCGAAAATCGAAGCTCAAGAGTTTTCAAAAACGAAGGTTAAGACCTTTGAAAAACAAAGACATACTAAGACTAATATTACTAAGACTAATATTACTAAGACTAATACTACTACGCAGCAGCAAGAAAAACTTGCTTGTAGTGCATTAGGAAATGCTAATAGAGATTTAATTGAGAAAGAAACACATTTAACATTAAGTGCTAACCAATCTAAAAAAGTTAGCAAGTGGGATATTAAGAAAACGTATAAGGCTATAGAACTCTTTAAGAAGGAAAATGGTGAGTATTTTACTTTACTAGAGAAAATATACACTGATAGTCGAAACTTCGCTCCTAACATGGCTAAAAAGGGCAAATTCCATAGTTTTGAACAAAGGGATTATGACTTTGAGGATTTAGAAAGAAAACTCCTAGGGTGGGACAAGTAAAATTAATATTAAAATAAAAATAAAAAACCATGTTAGAGTAAGCGACTAAACTTAACACTCTAACATGGCAAGAAGAATACTTACGTATTCATTAGAATAATAACATATTATACTTGAATAGTAAAGTATTCTTCTTTTTACTAAAGGAGGATAATTATGTATAAGGATAAACATATAAGCGGAACTATTCTAAGAAAAGTAAGGCTAGATTTAGGATTAAAACAGAAAGACTTAAAATGTGAGGGATTAAAAAATATATCAAGGATAGAAACTGGGGCTATAGAAATGTCTTATACTATAGCTAGTAGGTTGTCTGATAAAATAAATAAAATCATAAAAGAAAGATCGTTAGTTATTGATTATGAGGTAGATAGAGATTTGCTTATGGGGAAAACAGAAATATTTATGAACGACATAATTTATAGGCTAAAGAACTGCGAAGATAAAAATACAATTTTTGAAGAAATAGACCAGGTTGTCTTAACCTTAAAAGGTGATGCATTTGTAAGATTTATGCTTAAGGTATTAAAAATATTAAACGAAGACGTTTATAAATATGCTGGAAACATCTGTGATTACTCCTATAGATTACTAAGTTATAATTTGCCAGGTTATAACTTACAAAGTTGCACACGAATAGATGTAATTAATTATCTAATAAAGGCGCAGTTTATTCAAAATCAATACGAAGCAATAGTTGGTATAGGTAAAGCAGCTTTTAACGAAATTTATGACTCTGCTACAAATTTACAAAAAGAATTTTTTTTCGGGAATATGGCAAATGCTTATTTCCAATTAAAAGAATATAAAGAATGCGAAATGTATTTAAATTCAGTTTTTTCTTTTCAAAATCCAGAAACAGAACTTTTTTTTCTTTCTTTAAAAGCGACATGTAAAAGTGAATTAGGGAATAAGGATGAAGCAATAAAAATCTATAAAGACATAATTGATAAAAGCAGTAAAGTAAATAATTTTAACTATGTAGCTAATAGCTATAGTGATATAGGGGACTTATATTTAAAAGATGATTTAGATACTGCTAGAAAATATATTGATAAGTCAATTGAATTAACTAGTAAGTGCACTATTAAGAAATTTATATTGAATTGTTATTATAATAAATTTTTATTAAGTACAAAAGAGAAAAATATAGAGAATATAAAATATAACTTAGATTATTCATTGAGATTAGCTAAAGATATAAACGATTCAGTAATAGAGAATAAGTTGGTATTTGAAACTTTAGATTACTGCATTAATAATAATTTGAATGATGATATAGTAAAATTCATAATATTGTTAAAAGATAAATATAATTACTACGTTGAGGACAGCACGTTAATTGCATGTTTAAAGCGACTAAATAGTGAAAAGTTAGCTTATAAAATAGTAAAAATAGCACAAAAACAGTAAAAAGTGTTATAATACTATTGAGGAGTTGATTTGATGAGAAAGAAAAAAGTAGGATTATTTCTAGGTTTAGCACTAGCTTTAACCATTGTATTGTCTAGCAATATAGTAAATCTTAATAATTATGCTGTAAGAGATTCAGGCACATTACAACCAATGCTTGGGAAATCAGATCCAGGCGGATTGCCACCATTATAGAGCATAAAATAAATAAAAAAATACATTATTCAATAGAGAATAGTGTATTTTTTTATTGAATCATTTGAAAAATACTACTACAATAAAGATAGATTAAGATAGATGGGGTGGCAGGATGAATATTGATAAACTTTTAGAAGAACTAAAAAACATGAAGGGGATAGAGGAATTGACAGAAGACAACTACAATAAAATTAAAGAGAATATAGTGAAAAATATAAAGAGAACTCATGTGGCCTAGTCACCTGAGTTCTCTTTCATTATACGTTCTAGTTCTTCTTTTACATTATACATAATAATCGTTTGAATTTCTTTTGGAATATTTTCAGTATCATTAATGATATTTTCTTTAACGAGCAACTCTAAAAAGTTCTTAAGTTTATCATCACTTTCTTGTAATTCCCTACCTTCCAGATAATCCACACTAACATCAAAGAATTCAGCTATTCTAGCTACATTTTTCTTAGTACCTTCACGTTTACCTAACTCTATCATTCGTACAGTGCTGTCACTTAAATCAAGCTTTTCAGCCAATTCTGTCTGTGTAAATCCAGCCTCTTTACGTAATTCCCTTAAAATAGATCCTTTCATAATTCCCTCCATAGATAACATACATATTAAATTACTTCAATAGTATCACAGAATCGTGACTTTTTAAACCCCGAACATATGTTTTTTTAATATTTTTATTATTGATTTTCAACGGTTTACTGTGTGCGGTATAGAAATTAAAGCAATAAAAAAATACTTGACATCGCACGTAATCGTGCGTATTATTGAATTAAAGGAGGGTTATTATGGTAATAAATTTTAGAACATTAAGAGTAAACGCAGGACTCACATGCAAAGAAATTGCAGACAGCATAGGTATAAAAGAAACAACACTAAAAAAATATGAATGCTCGGATAGAATGCCACCGAACTCAAGATTAATAAAGTTGGAAGAAGCATTAAAGTGCAGTAAAGATGAATTGATGGCAGCTTATGCATATCATAAGCAAGAAAATATATATAGAGCAAAATTAAGGAGAAATAAAGATGAACAAATTAATTAAAATCACACATACAGAAGATGGAAAGCAAGTTGTATCAGCTAGAGATTTATATTTAGGATTAGGACTTAATGAGAAGAACTGGTCCAGGTGGTATCCAACAAATATTATAGATAATGATTTTTTTACAGCAAACATTGATTGGATAGAGGTTCAACATGATGTTGAGGGTTCTCGTCATAATGAAGAAAACCTAAAAGGTGGGAGACCTACTATGGATTTCGCAATAACACTAGATTTTGCTAAACATATTGCAATGATGGCAAGAACTGAAAAATCACATGAATACAGAAACTACTTTATTAAATGCGAAAATGCAGTTAAGGAATTTAAACAACTTTCTCCAATGGACCAGTTAAAACTTCAATATGAAGCACTAAAGGACCAGGAAGAAAAGATTAATGAAGTTAATAGCAAAGTTGAAGCACTGGAGGACAATATGCCACTATTCAACATTGAATGTAAGGAATTACAAAGCCTAGTTAGGAGTATAGGCATCAAGGCACTAGGAGGGTATAAAACCCAAGCTTATAATGACAAATCCTTGAGAGGTCGAGTATATGCAGATATCCAACATCAGTTAAAAAGAGAGTTTGGAGTAACTAGATATGAAGCTATTAAGAGAAATCAGTTAAATAAGGCTATAGAGATAGTTAATAGCTACAAAACACCTACTGTAATGACAGATGAAATTGTACAAGCTAACAATCAAATATGTTTAGAAGAAGTAATGTAAATTAGGGGGACAAGCCTATGACTAAAAATGAATTTATGAGCAGATACATTAATGACTACTACAATAATAGATTGCACAAAAATGAAGCTGAGAAATATGAAAGTTCGAGAGGGGCTGATAGCAATAGAAAACATGCAATGCATAGGAAAAGAAGCGGGAGATAAAAAGAGTCTATCTGCAATCCACCACGATAAACAGACGGACCCACTAGTAATTATTCTAGAAGAGATTATACCACCTGGAATGGATATTGACAATGGTGAGATTTACGACAGAAAACATAAGGAGGATAGATGATGTTTAAGGTCAAGGATAGGGTAAGAGTTAAGGACACTGACATTGAAGGCATTATCACTCGAATAGGTCGAAAAAAACTCTTAATGATAGATATAACAACAGAACATTCAGTTTTTGATAGAAATATTTTTAGTGAATGGGAATTAGAGAAAATAGGAGGAAATATAGATGAATAATTTTAATTGGGATAAATTTAAAAACGAGAAAATTGCAGTATGGTGTGACAGTGAGGAGAGAGCTAAGGAGTTTGTAGAAGAATGTCATAGGAAAGGATTAGGATGGGGTAGTTGCAGTTTTATAAAAGAGTGGGATATTCATAAAAGTCAATCATGTTACTGTTACAACACCGATAGTTTGCGTTATTCATTTAAGAAATTTTATGAACAAGAAGGTTGCAAAATAATTAAATGGGAGAGTGAAGAATCACAAACAGAATTCACATTCCAAGAAGTAATCGCAAGGATTAAAGAAGGAGAGACTTATGAAGCAATAAATATTGGATATGCAACACAAACAATAACTATGGAAAAGGGTAAGGATATAATAATTGATATTCTATCTAATCAACACTATATTGTCCCTACCTATTCATTATTCAAACTCCAAGAACCTAAGAAACGTGTGCGCATATACAAGATAGAACATCAAAAGAATGGTAAGCAGTATGATTTTATTAGTTCTCAATTGTTGGATTGTGATGAATTTGTAATATGTGATACTGAGTGTGGTAAAAGCTATGGAATAATTGTTGATGCAGAAACTAGAGAACTTACAGAAAGTGAAATAAAGCAATATAAAGAATGTTGGAGGGCGTAGTAATGAATGAAACAATGATAATTAGAGAAGAAAAGGATTTTATAAGAATAGGTGATAAAAATCAATTACGCTTTAGTAAAAAAGAATCAAATTATTCCAAAAGAGTTATTGAAAATGGAACTAAAATTTGTAAGATTTATAATTCTAAAGATGAATTGATAGCCGTTGATATAAACCAAAGTGAAGAAGAGATATTAACTCTTATCTACCCGAAAGGTAAGAAAGAAACAATAGTTATTATTGAAAAATGGGGCATGAAATTTAAGGGTGTCACTAGATGTAAAGATTTTGATTTATTCGATGCTCAAAAGGGGCATGACATAGCAAAGTATAGAGCACTTATTAAAGCTTATGAGTATAAATTAAAAGAGCATATGGAGGGAATATAGATGGCAGATAACAAGGCATTAGCTAAAAAAGATGAAAAAGAGATAGTTTATAACGTTGGTGGAAATGAAGTAAAGCTTACAGAAAGTATAATAAATCAATTCATAACTAAAGGAAATGGTCAGCTAACTAAATCAGAAGCAGTTAATTTCATGATGTGGTGTAGTCATAATAAATTAGATCCATTCAACAATGAAGCTTACTTAGTTAAGTTTGGAAATCAAGCAGCACAGCAATTAGTCGGCAAAGGTGCTTTTATGAGAAGAGCAGAGGAAGACAAGAATTACGAAGGATTTAAAGCTGGAGTAATTGTTCAAACTAAGGATGGCCAACTAATCGAGAGAGAAGGGACATTATGTGTTAAAAATGAAACTCTAGTCGGCGGCTGGTGTGAGGTTTATGTAAAGGATAAAAAATATCCAGTTAAATCAACCGTGAATTTTGAAGAGTATAACAAAGGCCAAAGCACATGGAAAACAATGCCCACAACTATGATACGTAAAGTTGCCATGGTACAAGCTTATAGAGAAGCCTTTCCTACTAACCTAAATAGCTTATACGTAGCTGAGGAAATAACTCATATGAGTGATTCTGATAAGAATTATGCAACTATGGATAAAGAAACTTTCATAAAGACTAGAGTTGAAGAACTAACCCAACAAGCTAGAGAAGAGAAAAAAGTCAAAGAAGAAGAAATACCTTTTACAGATATCCAGGATGCAGAAATAGTAAAAGAAGGCGATTAGAATGCTAAAAGTAACAAAAGTATGCGCTAAATGTGGCAAAGAGAAAAGTTTAAAGGAGTTTGCCTATCGCAGTAAAAAGTGTCATGATTGCAATCCAAGTGTTGCAAGGACGAAAATACACAATGTGCGCAGGCAACAAATATATAAGATAATGCAAGAATTTCATAAGGATACTTGCAATAATGATTGTGAAAACTGCGGATTCCATCCTAGTTGTCAAAAGATACTAGACGTTTTCAACGATACGAACTGGTCGGAGGGTGAGGAATAAATGGCTAAAAGATATTACTGGTTAAAGTTGAAGGATGATTTTTTTAATAAAAGAGAAGTGAAGAAACTAAGGAAGATAGCTGGTGGAGATACGTTCACAATAATCTATTTAAAATTATTACTACTAAGCATAAAAAATGAGGGAAAAATCTTCTATGAGGGTGTAGAAAATACATTTGCAGAAGAAATGGCACTCGAACTTGATGAAAATATCGAGAATGTATCTCTTACACTTACTTTCTTGCAAAGTCAAAACTTAATAGAAGAAGTTGAATTTGATGAATTTTTGTTACCAGAAGCGATGAAGAGCATAGGTAGTGAAACCGACTCTGCTTCAAGGGTTCGTAAGCATAGGAATAGTCAAAAACTGTTACAAAGTAACGATGGCGTAACAGAAGGTAACACAGAGATAGAGAGAGATAAAGATAAAGAGATAGAGTTAGAGAGAGATAGAGAGTTAGATAATAGTATATCTAAAGATATACTTGTACCAAAAGATTTGGTACCCATCCAAGAATCATGGAACTCTTTAGGCTTATCTAAGATTAATTCTATAAAGGGAAATAGATTAAAGTTACTAAATGCAAGAGTTAAAGAATATGGAATAGATACTATTCTAAAAGCTATAGAGGAAATAAAGAAAAGTAGCTTTCTAATGGGACAGAATAGAAAAAGTTGGGTAATAGTATTTGACTGGTTTATAAAGCCTAACAACTTTCCTAAAGTCCTAGAAGGTAATTACACAGATAAGGAGGGCAACTATGGAAACAACAAAGGATCCAATACAGAGAATACTACAGACTATAAAGGAATTAAAAGACAAGCCGACATCCATGCACCAGGACCAACCGCAGAAGAGTTGCGAAGAGCAGAAGAAGAAGGACTCTTTGATTAAGTGTAATATCTGTAATGACACAAGATTTACAACGTATAAGGACGAGAAAGGATACGATATGTACAAGCCTTGTAAGTGTATGCAGATGGCAAAGGTCCAAAAGATATGGGAACAGAGTGGCATTAGTGTAAATGATATAGATAAAACATTCAAGAACTTTGAAGCATGGAATAGAGAAATAAGAGATATGAAGGATAAAGTTACTAGCTACCTTATGCAATTCGACAATATCAAAAACGATAGGAATAACAGTATTTTATTAAGTGGTAAGAGTGGTTGTGGGAAAACACATTTAAGCCTTGCATTAGCTAATAACCTACTAAAGAAAAAAGAAGTTGCTGTGGTTTATATGCCTTATAGGGATGTGATTACAAGCCTTAAGCAGAACATGACGGATGAAGAGTACTATAAAAAGACCTTAACTAAGTATCAAAAGGCAGAAGTTTTATTAATAGATGATCTATTAAAGGGTGGTACAACTAAATCTGACGTAAACATCATGTTTGAATTAATTAACTACAGATATCTAAATAGGCTACCAATGATAATAAGCACAGAGTTCGACCAACGAAAGTTACTCGATTTTGATGAAGCAATAGGGAGTAGGATATATGAAATGTCAAAAGGCTATGTAGTTGAGATTAAAGGTGAAGGTAATAACTATAGATTGAGATAGAGGGGGAATAAACATGGTAAAAAATGCAATTAAACCTATAATAAGAGGTGGAATTTATTGGGTCGACTTAGGAGTGGAAATCGGAAGTATACAGGGAGGATTTAGGCCGTGCATAGTTACAAGCAATAACAAAGCTAATAATAACAGCACAGTAGTTACAGTAGCACCTTTAAGCAAAAGGCTACGTAAGATGAAATTGCCAACGCATGTGCTTATTACAACGGAGGATGTAAATGGCTTGCCGCAGGATAGCTTCATGATGGCAGAGCAGTTACGACCAGTATTGAAAGACATGATAGGTGATTACATTGGATGCGTGATGAATGACGAGATTAATAAGGCAATAAGAGTTAGTCAAGGCATTGACGAGGAGGAGTAACTATGAAAAATCTAAAGAAACTTTTAAGAAGACATAAGGAGTTTTTAGCAGAACAAGGATTTAAAAGTCAAGATTATCTTATAGAACGAGAAGATGCTTGGAGCTATGTATTTTATAACATTCATACTAAGCAATTAATGGATATTAGGAGGTAGGGAAATGGATAAAGATGAAATCATAGAATTATTTATAATTTTGAAAAATGAGCTAGATGTGTGTAAAAAGTCGGATAACGATATATGTGGCAGTATAAGTTGCAAAGAGTGTCCATTTATGAGCGAGGATGGTCACATTTGGAAAGTATGCCCACTAGACTTAAGGAGGATTTAAAATGGACAAGTTATCAATATTAAGCATATTCGGTTTACAAGCAGTTTTAATCTTAATGAGTGTAATTACATTAAAAAGTAAATTAAATGGCTTAGAGGAGCAAATTAAAGGGAATACGGTGCATATAGATGGACAAGCAGAGAAGGTTATTGCAAATTTAGAGGAAGTAGCACAATTTGAAGAAAAGGCACTAGGGCAATTAGCTGAAAATATAAAGGTAGTTGATATAGGAGTAAACAAAATTAGAGAAAGAGATTTTACACTAGGTCAAGATATTGGCAAATTAGAGAATAATACTAAAATGATTAAAGATGCAGTAACTAAAAGTATGTTGTGTTTGGAAAGACAAATAGATGCAAGTAAAGAAGAAATTAATAAAATCATTAAAAATGAATCGGCAAAGAATATAGCTATGCATCTTACAAAGTTTTAAGGAGGGTATAGTTATGAATTGGGATGATATAAAAAGTAAGTATAGTGGAGCGGCTCTTTCGGAATTTCTAATAATTGAGTATGTGTTTGTAGGTAGTTATCAAGCTTTAGGAGAAAAGTACAATATAAGTAAAGACAGTATAGCTATAGCTATTAAGGCTAATCTAGATTATGTGAAAGAAGAGAAACCATATTTATATGAAATGTATAAAGACAAAATAAAATATAACAAGCAAAATTGTATAAGCATGGTGAAAAACCGACCTGAGAAATATAACACATATGGCATTTACTGCGAGGGACTAAAGCCTTTTGAACCTAAGATGTTTGAAACACTACCAGCGGAAATGAACTACGATAAAGAGTTTCTAAATCTCATGCTAAAATACAACACAGGCGATAGAACTGGAGAACAATTAGTTAAAATAGCTGCTAGGTATGGCACTAAAGTTTATAGACTAATTAAGAATAAAAAAGTTTTTATATAAAAATGATGGCAGCAAGAGAGTTATTAGGTGTTAGTTTGTAGGTAAGGCGAAATAAATAAAGATTAGAATGGAGTAATTCTAGATAAAATGTGTGGCCACACCTCCTGACGAGGAGGGTTATGAAAGTATTAGTAGCTTGTGAAGAAAGTCAAGCAGTAACAATAGAACTTAGAAAATTAGGTCATGAAGCTTATTCATGTGATGTATTACCATGTAGCGGTGGACATCCTGAGTGGCATTTACAACAAGATGTAGTCCCACTATTAGAAGAAAAATGGGATATGATTATTGCTTTCCCGCCATGTACGTATTTAAGTAATGCTGGCGCATGCAGACTATATCCACAAAAAGGTGTTTTAAATGAAGAAAGATATAAAAATGGACTTGAAGCAAAAGAATTTTTTATGCAATTTTTAAATGCAGATTGTCCTAGAATAGCAGTGGAAAACCCGGTATCAAGTAAAATATTCAATATGCCTAAACATACGCAAGAAATACAACCGTATCAGTTTGGACATCCATATACTAAAAAAACAAGACTATGGCTTAGAGGGTTGCCACCATTGGAACCTACAAACATAGTTGAGCCCATATCACCTTATGTTCCATCTGGAACAGGGAGAAAAGACAAGAGTAAATATGGAGCTGCTAAAAGGGGTGAAGATGCTAAAAATAGGGCAAAAACATTTTCTGGTATAGCTAAAGCTATGGCTGAACAATGGAGCAAGTAGTACGCAATTCAACTCAAATAGAGGAATAACTCTTAAAAACACAATAGTTACGACTCTTCATTATTATTTGAGAGTCAATTAAGAAAGGAAGTAGAAAGAATGGAAATTTTATCAAAAGTATTAAACATAGTGTTGTTTATAGGAACTGCAATAGTAAGTGTATGGTCGTTGCTTAAAGCAAACAAGGCGCATGACGAAGGTTTAAATCTAAGTGCTATTTACTACATGTTAATGGCGATATTCTTCTTCTTCATGAACAAATTTATTTAGGAGGTAGAAAGATGGAGTTTATAAGTGCAGAGGAGTTTCAAAAGCAACCTAAAGAGGTACAGAAAGTATTTATGGAATGGTGGAAGCCGAGCGTAGGAGATTTGTTTATGATTGAAAAAACAACTTCATTTAAAGGTGATAAACACAATTTTATTGAATGTTTTTTAACTGGTTTTGAAGTTGCAGATTTAACAGAGATAGAAAGGAAAAGAATAATTTGCCCACTTTTCACAGAAGGTCAGATTAGAAAGTTTATAGAGGATAAAGGTTATTTTATAAGTAATGACATTATTTTTAAATCATACACTTTGTTTGATGCTAAAAAATACAAATGTTGCAAAGTTGGTGAACAAAGAGAAGATACCATATTAAAAACTTATTGGAAAGTGGCTTTAGAAATAGCGAAGGAGAGTGTTGAGAATGAGTAATGATAAAGGGGAGAAATTTAAAAAGGATATTATGGAAAAATTAAAATCATTAATGCCTGAATTAGAAGTTGCTATGGTAGAAGATTTAAAAGAGTTAGAAAGGGAGAATGGAAGCAATGAATAAAGTGATACAAACTGGGAGATTAGTTAAAGACCCTGAATTAAAATTCACACAAGGAGCAGGAACTGCAGTAGCTACATTTACTATTGCAGTAGATGATGGATTTGGAGATAAAAAAACTACGGATTTTATACCAATAGTGGTATGGGGAAAACAAGGTGAAGCAGTTGCAAATTATACTCATAAAGGAAGCAAAGTACTAGTAAACGGAAAGATAAAAACAAGGTCATATGATGCTAAAGACGGTAGTAAAAGATATGTAACTGAGGTTGTGGCTGATATGTTTAATGGAGTTGAGTTCCTGGATAGTAAAACTAATAGCACCAATACTCAAAGTGGAGAAGTTCCAGGAGATTATTTTGGCGGAGCAGATATGGTAGAGGACGACTCGGATTCCATGCCATTTTAATATAACAGGGGATTAAGTTCCTCTTTGTAAGGAGAGAAATAGATGATAGAACTTAAAAATATACCATTAGAAGGTATTACCCAAGCTGAACAAATACAGAAGGTTTATGAAGAAGTTGACGAGTTTATACAAGCAATTCTAAATGGTGATATAGATAATGCTATAGAGGAATACTTTGATGTCTTACAGAGTGGATTAGGGGCATTACAGAAGATGGGAATATCAGCTGAGTATGTTATGAGTCAGTATCCGAAGCATTTAACCAAAATTAAGGACAGGCCTAGGGTGAAGGAATAGTTTGTAGATATTACGAAACAGAAATGGAGGAATTAAGATGGCTTTAGAGGTTATAAAATACAAGGTTGAACATAATGATTTCCCATCGATGCGAATGGCTTTTAATGACTGTGTTAGATATTCAAATGCTACTATAGCCTACATAGATTCATGTGTAGATGCAGTAATAGAAGTTGCTCTTAGAAATCCATCGATGCGAAGAGAAGCATTAAATTTAATAATTAATCGATGGAAAAGTTGTGGTTTTAAGTTAACTAAGATGTGACGCATTTCAAGGACTAAGCGGAAATAACCAAGGGTGTAGGGCAACCCTACATCCTTATAGATTGGATACAATTAAATTGAGTAAAATTGAAGGTGAGAGAATGAGAGGAGATAGGGGCATGAAATATAAACCATTAACAGATGCAGAACTTGCAAGGGCACTGAAACACCTTGTAATACTTACAGACACTGCTGAACAGGAGAATAGCCATATTACAGATTACTTCACTAAGAAGAAGATAGTGTTTAAAGAATTTAGTCTTAATGAGGGAGATTATTCAGGCATGATATCCTACAATGAGGAAACAAATAAAATTTTAGGCATAACTAAGGACCTATATTTCAATGATGTTATTGTAATTGAGAGAAAGGCAAATGTTGACGAACTTTGTAAAAATCTTAAGAATACAGGAACAAAGGAAAGACAACGATTTGAGTTTGAGTTAACGAGGATAAAGTTAAATTGTATTAATAAGTTCCTATTAATTGAAGATGGGGATATTGAACGGACTATTTGGAGTGAAAAATATAGAAGTAATTATCACCCAAAGGCATTATACAATAGTTTAAAACGTTTTGAAGCTAGATATAGATGCCCTTTAATAGATAAAGATAAAGAAGTATCTCCATTTTGGATATACAACACAATACAATCTCATGTAAAGGAAGAATTGAAGCAAGGTGAATATATGGAGGTAGAACATGAATAGACTAGAGAAAATCAAGGACATAGAATACAAGATTAAGCAGATTAAAAGAGATATAGAAGAACTGGATAGAAAGTATGTTAAGGCATATGCTCCAAAAGGCTATAAAAGCAGTACAAGCTATAATGATTATGATACTATTCCAGGAGGAAATAAGGAGTTGCATTTAGAGAGCTATTATGAAGAGAAAAAGAAAAAAGAAACTTTACTAGAATTGAATGAGGAAATATTGTTAAGCCTTAAGATGGAAGTAGATACGGATGAATACTTAAGACTATTAAGTAACAACTACCAAAAGGTTAAGTTTTTAAGGAAGGTTAAGGGATATACACAGAGTAAAACCGCTGAAATGCTAGGAATTGGGCAAAGAACAGTACAAAGGATAGAGAAGAATTTAAAGATTTAGGCTAGGGTAAAACCTAGTCTTTTTATTGTCGAATTGATTAATATTTGTTTACAGATAATATAATAAAAAGTATAATATGTAAATATGAAAGTTGGGAGGAGATTGAATGGGGAATTTTGAGTTTGATAGAGAACTATTAAATAACATTGACATAACGAGTAAGCTTAAGGATGATATCAAAGAAATTGATGATGAACGTAATAGAATATTTCAACAAGTCCTAAAGAATACAGAAGAAAAGAAAAATGAGGACTTATACTGGCGTAAGAAACTAATAGAAAGTGTCGCTGATAACTCAAGCATTGTTTTTGAAGGTGATATTAATAGTCCGGTTTCGATTCAGCATAAGACAATTAACTCAAGCCAAGAAATTAGTAATTCTCAAACATTTGATTACAAAGCAGTTCTTGATGTTATGAAGCAAATTAAAACACATTTTGGTTCTCAACAATTCAATGAGGCTTTTGGAGAAAATTCAGATATGATTAAGGAAATTGTCGAGAATGTAATTAGTTTATCGAATGAAAAAACAGAACCTTCACTTATAAAAAAGTCTTTAGATTTATTAAAGCAGGTTGCAATTGGCACTGGTTCGAGTTTAATCGCAACTGGAATCCTTGGTTTGTTATCGACATTACCAATCATTTAACAGAAAAAGTAAAATGAACAATATATTTAAATAGTGTGTCACAAAACTGGCGTATAAATGGCGTTAAACTGGCGAGTTCGTGTCGTTTACAAGTAAAAAATAAAGTGTTATTATGATATTGTAAGAAGGTTGGGTATATTATATCCAACTTTTTTCTTGTCCCTAAGTAGTAAATTGACTGTGAAACTTATATGGCGGTAGGTAGTATAAGTGGAGTTAAAAAGTATTGTTTATGGCAATAAGCAAATGAGTAAGTCCTCACCTACAGGCTTCAGTGTGGTGTCGCTCATTGGGAGTTGCGGCAAGAGTAGATATGGGATAGGGCAAGGCTACTCAATAAGCATTTAGCTATTAGGCTAGGTGCTTTTTATTTTATTATAAATCAAAGTGAGGTGATTATGATGATTAAGTTAGAATTACTAGTAAGTCCTGATAAAGATATTAAGAAAACTTGTATATGTAATTACAATAATCCGAGTTGTGATAAAGGATATAGAGGAGAATGTGAAAGGCTTAATGCATTGTATGATCCTTATGAAGATATAGAAGAATGTATGGGACATAGTAGTTATAAGAGAGTTAATAGACGTTATAGACAACGGTAGATATATATTATTAATTAGTATTGGAGGTGTAAGTATATGAGTAAGAATAAAGGTGGTAGACCATTAAAGTTTAAGACACCAGAAGAGTTAGAATCTAGAATAGAAGATTACTTTAAATATGCTAAAGATAATAAAGAAGTACCTACTGTTAGTGGATTAGCATGGTATCTAGATACTAATAGACAAACATTATTAAACTATCAAGAAGAGGATTGTGAGTTGTTTAAGAGTATTGATGATGATGTGAAAGTAAAGTTCTTTGACACGATAAAAAGAGCTAAGGCTAGGATTGAAGCTGGATATGAACAAACCTTATTTAACAAAGCCAGTGTAGTTGGTGGTATATTTACCCTTAAGAACAATTATAACTGGGTAGATAAGCAAGAGATAAAGCAGACTAGCGAGGTTATAGAAGTAAGTTTAGAGGATTAAACCACTGTTCATTAAAACATTACATTAAGTGAACACATAATTATAAGATTAACAAGCATATAACACTAGTAAATAAGCCGTTTATCATTAATATAGTGTTCATTAAATTATTTATAGGTTTTAGTTGACACTTTGTAATATTAAGAATATAATTAAGGTATAGCAAGAGGGGGTACATTCTAAAATACATTTGTATATCTCTTTACACTATTACAATAAATATTTTTTCAAAACAAAGGGGGCCTATTAAATGATATATGGTTATGCAAGATGTTCCACTAATGAGGAAATGCAAGATATAACAAGACAAATAAGAGAATTAGAACAACTAGGGTGTGAGAAGATATTCCAAGAGTATGAAAGTGGTACTAAAATAGATAGGGAGCAACTTAATTTATTATTAGATACTATAGAAACAGGAGATACTATAGTAGCTTTAGAAGCATCAAGGATAACTAGATCCACTAAACAACTCGTAGAACTTATCGAATTAGTTAGGAATAAGAAACTTAAATTAATCCTTGGAAATATGGTTATAGATTGTACACAAAATGATATTGACCCTATGACAAAGGCAATGTTACAAATGATGGGTGTATTTGCTGAACTTGAAAGGAACATGACTAGTGAAAGAGTAAAAAGTGGTCTCAATAATGCTAAAGCCAAAGGTACAAAATTAGGAAGACCAGTATTAAGCCTTGAAACAATACCTTCAGTATTCTTTAAACATTATCCGCTTTATAAGGGTAAGAAAATAAATGCTAGTGAGTTTGCTAGAATGTGTAATTGTAGTAGAACAACATTATATAAGTATATAAACGTGTATGAAGGTAATTAAGAAGGTAAGTTAATTCTTATCTTCTTTTATTTTGCGCAAAAGGAGGTGATTTATCATAGCTAATACTAAATTTAAAATATCAAAGAAGTGCTTTAATGATGTGTATTTACCACAGTTAGAAAACTATGATACTAGATTTAATGTATTTTATGGAGGTGCTGGTAGTGGTAAATCTCACTTCGTATTTCAAAAGATGATATTTAAATACCTTAAGTATGAGAATAGAAAATGTCTAGTAGTCAGAAAAGTAAGCAATACACTAAGAGATTCATGTTTTGCACTAGTTAAAAGTATTCTTAGTGATTGGCGTTTATATGATCAATGCAAAATAAATAAAACAGATTTAACTATTGAGCTGCCTAATGGTAGCCATTTTATTTTTAAAGGTATGGATGATCCAGAAAAAATTAAATCTATTGCTAACATAGATGATATTATCGTTGAGGAATGTACAGAAATTAACGACTTTGATTTCGACCAATTAACGTTGAGATTACGTTCTAAAAACTTATACAACCAGGTTCATGTAATGTTTAACCCTGTATCAAAAGAAAATTGGGTGTATAAACGTTGGTTTGCTGAAACTGCTGACTACAACAAGGATAATACAGTAATATTACATACTACCTATAAGGACAATAAGTTTCTTCCTAAAGAATATATAGAAAACTTACTTGAAATGGAGAGAACAAACCCAGCATACTATAGAATTTATGCTTTGGGTGAGTTTGCTACATTAGATAAGTTAATATATACAAATTGGAGATGTAAATTATTTGATTACAGGGGAATATTGAAGGAAGTTAAAGACAGTAAGGCTATATTCAGTTTGGATTTTGGTTTTACTAATGATCCTACTGCTTTTGTATGTAGTATTTTAGATGAAATTAATAAAAAAATATGGATATTTGATGGTTTTGAAGAAAAAGGTCTTTTAAATGATGAAATAGCAAATAAAATAATTGAAATGGGATATAGAAAAGAAGTCATTACATGTGATAGCGCGGAGCCTAAATCTATTGAAGAGTTAAAACGTAATGGACTTGATAGAGTTCGAGGAGCTGTAAAAGGTAAAGACAGTATAATAAATGGGATTAACTTATTGCAGCAATATGAAATTGTAATATTACCTAGTCTAACATGGATAATTGAAGAATTTAAAAATTATACATGGAAGAAAGGGAAAGATGGTGAATATATCAATGTTCCTATAGATAAATACAATCATAGCTTAGACGCTTTGAGATATGGTATTACAACAGAGGTTGGAGTAAAAAAAATAACCTTATCATTTTTCAATAGGTCAGCATTATTTTAGAGAGGAGGATTTACATGGGATTTTTAGATGAAAATAAAGAACTCTTAAACAATATTAAAAGCGATTTTGAAACTAGAAAAATAATTTATGATAAAATCTATGATTACTGTGTTACTGGTAAAAGTGAAGCCTATAGAGATTATAAACATAATCCTAAAAGAAGCAATTTAAAAGTTAGAACCAATTTTATTAAGAAGTTTATAAAAGAAGAAGTATCCTATCTTTTATCTAATAAACCTACTTATATTAGTAAAAGTGATAATTCTGATGAAGTTAAATTTGTTAATTTTAAGCTATCGCATTGGGATAAAAATCATGACAAAATGCTGCTTAGAGATATGCTTAGCTATGGGGGTGTATTTGAACTTTACTACACAACCAAATTGAATGATGAAGAGCTATTTAATTCTAAAATAGTTAGTCCAAGGGATGGATATTTGCTAACTGATGATTTTGGGAATTCTAAAATGTTTCTAAGATTTTATAAAAAGAAATTTGATAGTAAACAATATATAGACATTTATACTTCTAATTTAGTTTATCATGTCGATGATAGCTTTAAAGAAATTGAAAAACCAACAATAAATAGGTTTGGAGAAGTACCAGTAAGAGTTGGATATGTTAGCGCATATAAAGAGCACGATACATTATTCAATGAGCTTAAAGACTTACAAGATGCCTATGAAACTAATCTAAGTGACTTAGTTAATGAAATATCTGACTACAGGCTGGCTTACTTAATTATGCTTGGTTGCAATGTGGATTATAAAACTAAAGATGAACATGGGAAAACACAATTAGATTACATGAAGGAAAAAGGCATTATAAATGCTAGTGAAAAAGATGTAATTATAAAATTTTTAACTAAAGATATAAATGACACTTTTGTTCAAAATACTTTAGATGCAATTAAGAAAAATATCTATGAAATATCTAGCCATATTGATACTAATGAGAAACTGCAAAGTAATACAAGTGGCAGCGCATTAAGAAATAGATTAATTGGGTTAGAGCAGAGGGTTAGAGATAGCGAAGGTTCTATGAAGAACATTATACAGGGAAGAATGTATTTCTTGTTTAAGCTATTTAATAAGATTGAAAACACTAATTATGATTACAGAGATATATCTGTTAAATTCACTTTGAATATTCCACAGGATGATTTATTAATGGCTCAAACACTTTCTCAATTTGGTATAGGTGAGAATATATCTTTAAAAACTGCATTAACTCAATTAAGTTTTGTAAACAATCCGGATCAAGAAATTAAGCTAATTGAAGATTATAAAAAAAATCATGAGGTCGATATAGATGAAGTCTTAGGTGATGAGTATGGAAGAGAATAAACATGATGAAGAATTAGAGTTTATTGAAAGTCTTTATAATGAAGCTGAAGAAGAAATAAAAGAGGTCTATAAAGAACAAAAGAAAAATAGAGACAACTTACTTCAGGAACTAGCTTTAATAATGTTAACCTATACCGTTTTAGATGGGTTAATGAGCCTTACAAACAAAGATAAAAAGAAGGAATATAATAGGTTATCTAATATAATTCTAAGGTCTGGAAAGGCACAAGGAGCAACACAAGCAAGGGTTATAAATGATATATTAGCTAGTACAGTAAATAAGACATTTGGATTTTATTCTTATAATGCAGAATTAAAAGATGTTAAAAAAATCATAGAGAACAATTTTAAGGGAAAACATTTTTCAGAACGTGTGTGGAGCAATGAAAAAAACGTTGTAAACCATTTGCATAAGCAAGTTAAAAATTTTCTTGATGGTAAGATAAATGTTAATCAGATTAAGAAAGATATTGAAAAAACATTTAATGGTGGTGCTTATAATACTAAAAGGCTAGTTACTACAGAAGTAAGTCGTTGTCAAAATGAAGCATTTATAAGGTTCTGCAAAGAAACAAATGTGAAAAGAGTTAAGAGAAATGCTATTTTAGATAGTAAAACCTGTGATGATTGCTATCCTTTAAATGGGAAAGTATATGAGTTAAAAGATATGCCTCAAATTCCTCATCCTATGTGCAGATGTTTTTATGAAGTATATGAATAAAAAAGAACCTACTATTTAGTAGATTCCAAGTATTCTTTTAATAGTTTTTCTAATAGTTCAGCAACACTTATACCTTCTTCAATAGCTTTTATCTTAGTTTTTTTTATCAATTCATCATCTATAGTAGTTGTAAATTTCTTTTTCAATGCAATCACCTCAAAAGGATTATAACATATTTACGTACAATTGACAAATACGTATATACGTATTATAATATAATTAAGAGGTGAGGGGATATGAAAGAAATAATTAATCCTTATGGGTTTATTTATATAACTACTAATTTAATTAATGGCAAGAGATATATTGGGCAAAAGATGTTTAGAAAAGATTGGAAATATTATTTAGGAAGCGGGAAGGGAATCAAATATGCAATTAAAAAGTATGGCAGAGAAAATTTCCAAAGAGATATAGTGGCAATAGCTTATTCTGAAAAAGAATTAGATGAATTAGAAGTTGAATGGATTAATAATTACAATGCCATAAAAAGTTATGATTTTTATAATATTGCTGAAGGTGGAAATGGCAATTCGCTTGCTGGGAAAACTGAATGTGAAATAAAAACAATTAAGGAAGAAATGAGTAGACGAGTTGCGGGTGAAAATAATCCAATGTATGGTAAAACAGGAACTTTAAATCCAGTCTCTAAGTCGGTTATTTGTATTAACACTAATGAAATATTCGATACTTTAACTAGCGCAAGTGAAAAATACAATCTAGATATAAGCAGTCTCACAAAGTGTTGCAATGGTAAAGCTAATTCATGTGGGAAATCAAAAAATGGAATTAAATTAGCATGGGGATATTATGACAATTATTTGGATATGACCAAAGAGGAAATCAACAAAATACTTTTGAAATCAAAACAAGGAGTTAAGGGTAAAAATAATCCTAGAGCAAGAAAAGTGATTTGCTTAGATGATAAGAAGATATTTAGCACGGTTATAGAGACTGGAGAATATTACAATATATCAGTTGATGGTGTAAGAAGAGTATGTAAAGGCAAATATAAACAAATGAAAGGAAAAACATTTAAATATTATGACGAATACTTAAAAAGTAAAGAATTTGCACTTGCTAAATAGTAGGTGCTTTTATTATGTCTAAATTAAGGGAGGAATGTACAAATGAATTTTGGTAAAGCGCTAGAGAGTCTAAAACAAGGTAAAAAAGTTTGTAGAAAAGGGTGGAATGGCAAAAAACAATATATAGAATTAGCAACAAATATTAGCTACAAAAATGCTAATGAAGAAATAATAAATACAGAACATGAAGCAATAGGCAACAAAGCAATAGCTTTTATAGGAACATCAGGAGTTCAAATTGGATGGCTCGCAAGTCAAGCTGATATGTTAGCGGAAGATTGGGAGGTAGTTGAATAATGAATGAAAAAGAATTTCTACAATGGTGTAAACAAGAGGTATGTAATTATACTAATAAACATTTAGATAAGACAGATAAGAAGGAAATTACTACAGATGATGTATTTATGGTATGGAGTTGTAAAACACTTCAAAACAATAAAGCATTACTTAGCACTACTCTATTTGATGGAATGTATTATGAGTGTACCTACAATGGAGATAAAAAAGAAATGTATGTAGATGCTTATAAGAAATGGGAAAACTATAAAGTTGAAATTAATAAAGTCTTAGGAAACTAAGGCTTATAATTACAAGCTGTTTATAATTGGGTATAATATTCAATAAGGGGTGATTGTTATGAATTATGATGAATTTATTGAGATTGGAAAAACTGTGAATGGTGACTATACTATAAGCACTATAAAGCCAAATAAATCTAATATATTTGAAACAGCAATAATGCTTACTGAATTTGGCCAATGGCATATTGTAGAAGAATATAATAGTAAAGAAGATGCAATAAAAGGCCATGAAAGATATTGCAGCATGGAGGTTAATGAACTAGATAAAATTATATAAAAAATATAAATTGAAGTCTTAGGAAACTAAGGCTTTTTATTATGCCCTAAATATGGCTTTAAACTGTTTAAATAATAGAATTTTAACTATATAGGGTTAGCGATAAAACTGTATAGGGAAGGAGTTAAACAATGAAAAAAAATGAATTAATAGAACTAATTAAAAGCATAGCTGATGATGCTGATATAGATGAAACTGTAAAAGGCAGTGCATTAGCTGAATTATTCAAAAAGGATTTAACTTTAGATGAAGTTAAGAACTTTGTTGAATCAAACGAGGAAGGTAAACAGTATTTACAATCTTATGGGGATACAAGAGTTACCAATGGAATCAAGACTTGGCAAGATAAGAATTTACAAACCATTATTAATGATGAAGTGCTTAAGGCTACTGGTAAAAAGAAAACTCCAGAGCAAATTAAGATTGAAGAATTGGAAAAGCAATTTAGCGAACAGAAGATGAAAGCTGAAAGAGCCGAAACGGTGGCTAAATACAAGGATGTGCTAGCTGAAAAGAAAATACCTATGGAAATGATTGATTATTTTCTAACAGACAGTGAAGAAACAACTAATACAAGGATTGATAATTTCAAAACTTATGTTGATGGGATGATTAATACTGGTGTTAAAGAAAAAATATCTGATGGTAATTATACCCCACCAGGAGAAAATGGTGCTGGAAATTTAACCGTAGATGATATAGCGAAGATGATGATGTAAAAATAATTTTGATTAAAGAAAGAGAGTGTGATTTAAATGGCAGTTAATACAATTGCATATGCAACATTATTTCAACAAGGATTAGACAAGGCAGCAATAGCAAAATTAACATCTGGGTGGATGGATGCCAATGCTGGACAAGTTATTTATAATGGTGGTAAGGAAGTTAAAATTCCAAAAATGAATATGGATGGCTTGGGAGATTATGATAGATCTAATGGATTTACACAAGGTGCTATTACACTAGAATATGAAACTAAGACCATGACAATGGATAGAGGAAGAACGTTCATGTTAGATAGTATGGATGTTGATGAATCTAACTTTGTGGCTAATGCAACTAATGTAATGGGTCAATTCCAAGCTACAAAGGTAGTGCCAGAAATCGATAAAATATGTGTCGCTTAATATAGTAATATATTAATGAAAAGTTGGTGAACCTGTAAATGCAGGGTGTGTATACTACGTTTAGGAATTGTAGGATAATGGCAATTAAAGTATATGCTAACTGGGAAACTCTAAGTTATATGTTTAAAAAAATAATAAAATATGGTATAATAAATATAGGGGATAGATAAGGAAGTCGCGAGCCTTATTGATAAGAAATTTCCGAGATTTCTTCCCTATTTTTAAAAATTCAATATCTCGGAAAAAAGAATTACACTATCGGAGGTGTTATTATTATGCCTAAAAAACTTTCTATTCAAGAAGTTGAAAGATTTGTTAAAGAAAATTCAGAATGTGATTTACTTTCAAATGAGTACGTTAATAGTAAAAGTAAACTTAAATTTAAATGTAAATGTGGGAATATTTTTGTTACTACTTTTTCAGAGTTTAAAATTCTAAATAGAAGAAATTGTAGAGAATGTGGTATAAAAAGAAGGAATAAAAAGAAAGTGCATTCATTTGAATATATAAAAGACTTTATAGAAAACAGTAGTAAAAGTGAATGTAAATTACTTTCTACAAAATATGTAAATGCACATACACCATTAAAAATAAGGTGTAAATGTGGTAATACTTTTATTACGGATTTTAATCATTTTTCAACTCAAAATAAAAGACGATGTACTGAATGTGGTAATTTTATTAGAAGTAGTTCTACAAGATTGAGTAATGAATATATAAAAAAATATGTAGAAATGGGTAGTAAATCTAATTGCAAATTAATTGAATGTAATTATAAAAATGCAAATAGCCTAATAAAAGTTGAATGTTCATGCGGTAAAGATTTTAAAACTACGTTTAATGAATTTAAGTGGAATAATAGGAGACGTTGTGAGAAATGTTCAAGTTCTGTTTCTAAAATGGAAATTGATATAGTAAATATATTGGAAAATCGCAATATTGAATATATCCATCAATATAAATTTGAAGATTGTATTGATAAAAGAGGACTTCCATTTGATTTTTATTTACCACAACAAAGAATATGTATTGAGGCTGATGGAAGGCAACATTTTGAACCTGTAGTATTTGGGAATATGACATATTCAGATGCTTTAGAAAATTTAGGGATAGTAAAAAGGCATGATGAAATCAAAAATAAATTTTGTAAAGATAATAATATAAAACTAATAAGAATACCGTATTGGGAACGAAATAACATAAAAGTATTATTGGAAAGCATTTAAAAAATGCTTTCTTTTTTTGAACATATAATATGACAATCCAGTGCCAAGCCTACAGTATATTAACTGTAGGAAGGTCAAACGACTAAATTGAGTTGAAATACTCTAAGAGGTTTAAGGTGAAATTCCTTATTCCGTAGTGCCAACCACCCTTCATGGGTGATGATATAGTCTACTCCCCTAATAAATATCGGGAAACCGAGGGTATGAAGAGCATACAGATATTCAAAGATAGCCAGTTTAGCTATAGCTGGCAATGTAGCAAGTGGAGGAAATACAGTTGCTGAAGATAATGTATTAAAACTTTTAAAAGCAGATATAACTGCAATCGAGGATATAGTTGGAGATATTCCTTTGGTTATAACAATGGCTACTACTATTGCTTCATTATTAGATCAGAATGAAAAGATAAGTAAAAGATTAGATGTTACTGACTTTAGTAAGGGGGATATTACTACTAAGGTAAAATCCTTTGATGGACATCCAATTATAAAAGTTCCTAGTGCAAGAATGAAAACTTCTTATACATTCTATGATGGAAAAACAACAGGCCAAACTAAGGGTGGATTTGTAGCTGCAAGTGATGCTAAAAACATTAACTGGATAATAACTCCAATGTATGCACCAATTGCAGTTAATAAAACTGATAAGATGAGAATATTTGACCCTACCATTAATCAAGATGCAGATGCTTGGAAGTTAGATTATAGAAAATACCACGATTTATGGATTATGGATGAAGCTTTAAAGCTTTGCAGAGTTAACATTAAGGAAGCATTATAAAGGGATTAGGTGAAACACCTAGTCCTTTTCTTTTGAAAGGAGATTGAAGCATGGAATTTAAGTATGAGTTAAAGAAAATGAATGTTGTTAAAGTAACTAATGATAAAGATACAAGAGATAAACTTATTGCGCAAGGTTTTAATTTAATAGAAAAGCCTAAGTCGCAAGAGGTTGAAGTTAAAGAAGAAGCCACAGAAAAGCCTAAAAAGTAGGTGGAGAAATGACTATTGAACAGAAAAAAGCTATAGCAATTATTAGAAATTACTTAAACGTTGAATGGGAAGATAAATTCATTCTATCTGAATATGATTTTGTTGTAGATCAATTAATTCAAAATGCTAAAAATGCTAAGAGTTCAGATGTAAGCTCTATATCTGAAGGTAATCAGTCTATAAGCTATAAGGATAATTCAGGAGCATGGACTATAACGAATGACATTAAGGCAATGCTACCAAAACCTTATATTAAGCTTTTTTATTAGAGGTGGCAATATGGTGCTTTTTAAAAATGCAGATATAACTATCTACAATAGATACTATGACAATATAACAGGTATGGACAAATACCAACGAACGGTTATAGAGGGTGTTAATTGGCAAGGCAAGACACATGCAACGGTAAGCAATAATGGGTTGCTATTAGCGAATAGCACATTAATATTTGTAGATAAATTAAGTAATTACGTATCTCCTAGAAGGTTTGCTAAATTATCTGACTTAGAAAGACCTAATTATTTTACTTTTGCTGAAAATGATAGGATTGTTAAGGGTGAAGTTGACTTTGAAATTACAGGATTAAAAGGTCACATGTTAAAGGACCTAAACGAAAACTTTGACAATGTAATAACCATAAAGGCGATTGATGATTTACCTAGCCATTGGGAGGTTGAAGGTGTGTAATGACAACTAATATTAAAATAGATATGGATAATTCACAGAAGATATTACTTAAAAGAAAGCTAAATAAGAACGGTGAAGCCCAGGTTAAATTTACTAAAGAATGCAGCAAGGCCTTTAATAATTACGTACCCTATAAAACTGGTAGGCTTAAGGATATGATGGTTACTTTAAGTGCAGATAAAATTACCTATAATGCCCCATATGCTGCTAAAAACTACTACCTCAACAAAGGTATGGGAAAACAGGGTACCGCAACTGGGGGATTACGCGGAAAAATGTGGGATCGTAGAGCATGGATAAATCATGGAGATAAAATAGTAAAGACAATTGCTGAATTCTGTGGAGGTGATAGTAGATGATAATTAAAAGTTTGCAAGAATATATAAAGAAATGTCCCTACTTAGATACTTTTAATAATGCTATAAGAGTAAATGTAAATTATCTAGAACCTTCTGCAGATACTTATTCTATAGAAGAAATTCCAATAGAGCCTATTGTTAAAAAATATGTTAATGGTGATACCATTAGGCAGTATGACTTTATATTTACGTCTCGAGAGCCTTATGGAGCAGATGTAATGCAGAATATAGATAATAGTGGTTTTTATGAAAGTTTTGCATCCTGGATTGAGAGCAACAACGATAACGAGATATTCCCCATATTAGATAAAGGACTTGAACCACGTGAGATTAAGGTTACTAGCACAGGGTACGCTTTCGGAGTAACAGAAAGTACAGCTGAGTATCAAATACAACTTAAATTAAAATATTTTAAAAAGAAATAGGAGTGATATAATTGGCAACACGCAAACGCAAGATCCAGGCTAACTACTTAAAAGTAACGGAATTTGAATTATTAGGAACGGGATTTACAGAATTAAATGAGAGTCCGTCGGCACAGACTACATCTAAAAGATATATAAATCAATCAAGTGCAAGTCAAAGTATCACCGGATATGAATGGAATACTTCATTCAATGCGGACCAAATAGTGAGTGAAGTTGCAATAGAGCATATAAGAGAAATAGGTGAAATGCAGAAAACTGGCCCTGATACAGAAACAGAATATCTAATAGTAGATTTAGATAAACCAGCTCAAACTGCTGGATTCAGAGCGAGAAAATTCAAGGTGGCTATTTCTGTAGATAGCTTTGAGGATAATGACGGAGAGCTAGGAATTACAGGAAGTTTATTGGGTATTAGTGACCCAATCGAAGGAACTTTTGTTACAGATACAAAGACATTCACAGAAAAATTTACACCAGCACCATAAGAAAGGGGATAAAATTATGAAGATTAACAATGTAGAATTAGAAGATATAGATATATTAGATGCTGACGAGGCTGAAAAGTTTGAAAATGCTATTGAATCAGTGCAAGAAATTGAAAACAAACTAGAGGGGTTAAAACAATCTGAAACGATAAGAATCATGTGTACTGCTATATTTGATGTATTTAATACACTATTTGGAGAAGGAACAGATAGAAAAGTGTTTGGCGATAGAGTTAATCTTATGATATGTCTAAAAGCTTTTGAAGAGCTTATAACACAAGTAAAGAGTAAAAATGAAGAAATAGAAAAAATGGCAAGTAAATATTCTCCTAACAGAGCATCAAGACGTAAAAAGTAATGAATTTGCTTATTGATTTAGTTCCAACGCATGTTGAAATAGAAGGAGAAGAGTATGTTATTAATAGTGATTTTAGACATGGCATACTCTTTGAGTTACTTATGCAAGATGATGAATTAAGCGAAGAGGATAAGATTATACAAGCCTTAGAGCTTTATTACCCAATATTACCTAAGAATATAAATAAAGCCATAGAGGGCATACTGTGGTTCTATAAGTGTGGAAAAGATGAAATTGAATTCAAAACTAAAAATAAAGGAACAGGCAAGAGTACACAGATCTATTCTTTTAATTATGATGATGACTTCGTTTATTCCGCATTTCTAGACCAGTATAATATTGATTTACAAGATGTGAAATATCTACACTGGTGGAAGTTTAAAGCCATGTTTAAGGGGCTTACAGAAGGTAATGAGATAGTTAAAATAATGGGATATCGTTCTATGGATTTAAGTAAAATTAAGGATAAAGAACAAAAGGCTTATTATACGAAAATGAAAGAACTATATAAAATTCCTTCTAATATAAGTAAAGATGAAAAAGAGA